ATGACGGTTTTTTAAAAAAATGGGGGGGAGCCGATCTATGCCAAGATTGAGGACACGAACAAGAACGTGAATGAGCTGAGCATCACGGCAAAGGGGCTGAGCGCGCGCATCAGCAATGCTGAGGGCAGCATCACGCAGCTGGGCGTGACGGCAGACGGCCTTGCTGCGCGGATCAGCAGTGCCGAGGGAAATATTACGCAGCTGGGCGCGACGGCAGACGGCCTCGCCGCGCGGATCAGCAGCGCCGAGGGGAACATCACGCAGCTGGGCGCGACGGCGAACGGGCTGAGCGCGCGCATCAGCAGCAACGAGGGAAGCATCACGAACCTGACGGCGGACGTAAACGGCATTCGCACGCAGGTGAGCGGGAAGATCGGAACATCGGAGGCGCAGACGCTCATCGACCAGAGCCTTGACGGGATCACGCTGGCGGCGACGAGCGGAGAGAGCGGGACGATCTTCAAGCTCATGTACGACGGCGCGGTGCTGGCAAGCACGGGCTCAGTCGACCTCTACGTAGATGCCGTCAATGTGTACGGTACGCTGACGGCGGAACGCCTGCAAGGCGGTTCGATCCGCATTCTGGACGACGACGGGAACAGATGCGGAACCATCTATTCAACCTACGCAAGCTCGGCAGACACGAAGATCGAGATCGACTCGGACGCGATCGAGCTCGGCGGCGACGACGGCAGTGTGTTCATTGGCTCTCGATGGGATCGGAGCACAAAGGCGTACTACGCTTCCATCGAGGTGGACGGATACTCGCAGGAGGTGCAGATCAAGGGCGACGTCATTCCGAACGCGGACGCGACCTACAGCCTCGGCAGCCGGAATTTCGTGTGGGACGCGATCTATTGCAGCACGGACACGCTGAACGGCTCGGACCGAAACATCAAGAACAGCATCGAGGCGCTGCCGGAGAAGTACGTGAGCATGTTTGACCTCGTGGAGCCGAAGCGCTACAAGCTCAACAGCGGCACGAGCGGACGCTTTCACACCGGGTTCATCGCGCAGGAGGTGGAAGCGGCGATGCAGGAGTGCGGCATTGACTCGCAGGAATTTGCGGGCTGGGCCGCTGCCAAACGCGAGGACGGCAGCGAAACATATTTCCTGCGGTACAGCGAATTCATTCCGATCCTGTGGGCGAAGGTGCGCGAGCAGGAGAAGAGACTAAAACGATTGGAGGGAACGACATGAATGAGAAGATCAAGCAGGAAGCGGCGCACGCGATGCAGCTCATCAGCATGCTGAACGTGAGCGGCGACGGCGTGGACGTGGTGGCGGCGGCGCGGCAGGCGCTGCGCAACATCATGGCCATCTGTGACGCGACGGCACCGCCGGCGGGAGAGAAGGGCGACGCGCCGGAGGAAGCGAAAGGAGCGGCCAAAAATGAGACTGCCTGAAACACCGTATGCCGACGGCATCGGCAAGCGCGGGCAGCTGCAATTCTACGGGCTTGACCACAATCTCGGCGCGGCGGACGGCGGGCTGTGGGACATGCGCAACCTGACGAGCGACTACTATCCGCTGCTGGCAACGCGGCCAAAGAGAAGGACGGTGCGCAAGCTCACGAGCGGCGGCGGGCTTTTCGCCTGGGACGCGCTCGCATGGGTGGACGGAACGGGCTTCTACTACGGCGGCGAGAAGAAGGGGACGGGGACGGCGGGGGGGGAAAGCGTTGCCGCC